GTTAATATGGGTTAAAAAGTCTATAGTTGAGTTTATGAATGAACTTAAAGGCAACAATGTAATAGTAGGTTTTGATGTGTTCTTTGACCCTGAAAAAAACACTAAAGCAACTGTAACAGCTGGTAAGTTTTATCTAACTGTATTGGTGCAAGATATGCCAAGCATTAGAGAACTTAATATTGAACTTGTGTACTCTGATAACTGGGGCGACACTTTAATAAACTATATAAATGGGTAAGGAGTAAAAAATGAAAATGCCTCAAACTTTAACAGATATAAATATCTTTGTAGATGGTGTAGGTCATCTAGGAACTAGCAAAAAAGTTACTTTACCAAAGATAGAGCAACTAAGAGAAACTAGAACAGCTGGTGGATTTGAACAAAACCTTGATACTGGAATATTCAAAGAGTTATCAGCTGAATTTACACTTAGTGAGTATAGCCCTATAGTATTTGCTACATTAGCTGCTGGTAGTGCTACTGGTCTTGGTACAAATATCACAATCAAGGGTTCTTTTTTTCAAAATGGCAAAAGAACATCTATTGTAGCTACTCTTCAAGGTAGTATAGATATAGATGATGGTGATATGGAAGCAAACAAAGGTGTAGAGCGAAAAGTATCTATGAAGCCAAATAAATACATTATGGAAATAGACGGTAAGCAAGGGTGCTTATTTGATACTATCAATATGATAGCTATAGTTGATGGTGTAGATATGTTAGCTGATTTAAGAAACCATATATCATAAAGGGGTAGAAAATGGCAAAAGTAAAACTTAGTAATGGTAAAGAGATTGAAGTAAGAGAACCAAAAGTAAGAGATATGAGGATAGTGGCAAATGAGCCAAATGAACAAGAACAAGAGGTTAAGCTTATAGCTAATCTTACTGGGCTTACTTTAGATGAAGTTGATGAATTATCATTAAAAGATTATGCACTTATTAGTGAGGTGGTGAAAGATTTTTTGCCATAACTTGGGAAGATGTAAAAAAGGGTATGGCTGTGATAGGTCATGCTCTGCATTTTTCATATAGCGATATGCTTGAAATGAAAACTAAAGATTTTTTATTTTTTATAAATGAAGCTAATCTTTTTTTAAAGAGTGAATAAATTTTATAAATAGCGAACTAAAAAGTATTGTAACAAACAATATTTTTAATATATGTTCGCTATTTGTTAAGTCTATTTGATTGTATGGAATAGCCAAAGGCAAGATAAATACCAAAGTAAATATAACAGATATAAAAATAGGAGATAATAAAAATGGAAAAACTAGCTTTAAGTGTTGTAATTGGTGGTGCAATAGCTTCATCTTTTAACTCCTCTATGAAAACATCTACGAATAGTATAGCACAAATGGGCTTACAAATTAAGAAAATGAATAAAACCAAAATCAACATAGCTAGATTTAGGGAACTTCAAAAGAATACACAAGGCAATAGAAAAGAGTTTGTAAAATTAGGTAGAAGTTTAAGAGAAACTGGGGTTGATTTAAAAAATTTATCAGCTTATACAACCCAAGCAAATAAGAAGCTAAAAGAACTTAAAAAAAATGCCATTATAAAAGGTAAAATTCAAATAGAAAAAAATAATCTATTTTCACAAAAAGATAGTTTATTAGCTACATTTGGTACTGGTATGGCTATAAGTGGGATTATAAATTTAAGAAGTGAAGTACTACAAGCCCAGGGGGAGCTACAATCTCTTAAAATTGGTGATATAGGTATAGAAAAAATCACTAAAGAAGCCAAAAAGTTTAGTAATACATTTGCTGGAACAACTACACCACAATTTATAAAAGCAGCTTATGATATTAAAAGTGGTATATCTTCTTTAAGTGATGGAGCTGTAGCACAATTTACACGATTAGCTGCTATTACAGCTGGTGCAACAAAAAGTACAACTTCGCAAATGACTTCTTTTTTTGCTACTGGATTTGGTATATATTCTAAACAGTTCTATAAATTTGGCGAAACAACTATAAAAGGTTGGAATAAACTAAGCCAAGAAGAAAAAGATATAAAGTTTGGTGAATACTTTAGTGCTGGGATTGGTACAGCTGTTCAGATGTTTAAAACAGATGGTACTAAAATGCAAAATGCCATAGAAACTTTGGGAGCTGCTGCAACTACATCAAATGTGCCACTATCAGAACAACTAGCAATACTTGGTCAAATGCAAAAATCATTTGCTAGTGGTAGTGAAGCTGCTACAGCATATAAGGGATTTTTAACTGGTGCAGTTCAAGCCCAAGAAAAATTAGGCTTAGAATTTTTAGATAGTAACAATCAGTTAAAATCAGCACCACTTATTTTAGAAGAGTTAAGAAGTAAATATGGTGAAACCTTAGATGATATGGAAAAAGCTGAAATTAAAAAAGCTTTTGGTACTGAAGAGGGTATGAAGTTTATCACAGCATTTTATGGTGAAATAGATGAACTAAAAGCAAATATAACTTCACTAGATGGTTCTATGAAAAAAGGAACGAAAACAGTTAATGATATGATGAAAGCAACCCAAAAAGGTAAAGGTTTTCAACTATTAGGGCAACAAATGGCAAATCTTGGGGCAACCGTAGGAAAGATACTATATCCGGCTATATCTACATTAGGTGATATAGTTGGTGCTTTAGCTGTTGGTCTTGATAGCCTTATAAATACTTTTCCTCTTTTAAGTTCAGTTATTGGTTATGCTGTAGTTGGTACATTTACATTTATAGCTGTAACAAAAACAGCAAAATTAGTTTCATTTGCTTATAAAATAGCAATGCTAGGATTAAGAGGTTCTTTTTTGGCAAATATACCAATAATAAAATCATTAAGATTATCTGTAAATAGATTTAGCTTAGCAAGTGCAGCTGCAACAGTAAAAACAAAACTTTTTTCAATAGCCCAAAGAGGTGCAGCATTAGGTAGTAAAGTTTTAACCACCTCTTTAAGATTGGTTGGTGGTGCTATGAAGTTTTTAGGCAGAACGATTTTATGGGTTGGTAAAGCTTTTTTACTAAATCCAATAGGGTTAGCTGTAACAGCTATTGCTGGAGCTGCTTATCTTATATATGATAATTGGGGAACTTTAAAAGGCTTTTTTGGTGATATGTGGAATTATATAAAAGGGTTGTTTAACGATAGTATCAATTTTATTACAAATATCTTTATGAACCCAGTACAAAGTATAAGTGGTGCTTGGAGTAGTTTAGGTAGTTGGTTTGGTGGGTTTTTTACTTGGCTTGGTGGTGTATTTGGTGCTGGTGTAAAAGTTGTTACAAATATATTCACTTCACCTGTAAAAACAATTAGTGATATTTGGAATAGTTTATTTAACTGGTTGGCTAGTAAGTTTGATTGGCTTGGTAAAGCTGTTGGTAAGTTAAAAAGTATTGGTTCAAAAATAAAAGGCTTTTTTGGTTTTGGTGATGATGAAGATAAAAAAGAAAAAACACCAGCAAATAATACAAACTTCAAAATGGGTTCTACTATGAAAAAAGTGGCTGTAGCTACAGCTGTAAGTTCACAACTTGTAGCAGCAGCACAACCAAATATACAACCAATGCAGCCACAACTAAGAACAGCATCACCAAAGTTAAACTATGCACCTATGCCAAGGGTTCAGTATAGCAAACCAAAAGAGATACAACAAACAAACCATATAAAAGTGGTTGTAAATAATCCATCTTCTACTGTAGATGTTCAAAGGGCTATAGTTGGTGCAATGAATGAAAAAAATACAGATAGAGGTTTGAGTGATAAAGATATTTAAAAAATATAATTTTTGTCCCTTTTAAATAAAGCCCCTTTTTAAATAAAATCTTACAAAATAAAGTAGGAGTTTAATGTGTTGGCACTTATTGGTGATTTTAAATTTGAAATAAATGATACAAATATTGATAAAATCAAAAGCACTTTAAACTTCAACTTTAAAACAAATCATAGACTAGGTAATTTTGATGGATACCAAGCTACTGGTATGTATGAAGAGGGGCTTGAACTTGATGGTGTTTTAATAGCAAAAAGTCAAAAACAATTACTAGAATTTGAAACTATGGCTAAGTTAAAGCTACCGGTTACTTTTGTAACTGATGATGTTATAAAAACTATTTTAATCTTTAGACTTGAAAGAGAAAAAAGCAATTTTTTAAAAGATGGTGCATTTATAAAACAATCTTATAAAATGGTTTTACAAGTTGTAGGTGATGGGTTTAGAACGATATGAAAACATATATAGCCCAACAAGGTGATAGATTAGACCAAATTGTTTATAAAGAGTATAAAACTTTAATCATATTTGATAAAGTTCTTGAAGCAAATCCACATCTAGCAACCAAAGTAATACTAGATGATAATGATACAGTAAATTTACCAATTCTTGAACTACCAAAAGCAACTACAAAAGAGGTTAAAAGCTTATGGTAAAGTACCCAAATTTTAAACTACTAGCAAATGATAAAGATGTAACATCTACTTTACAAAAAGAGCTTATATCTATTACTTTTAAAGATGAAGAAAATGATAATGCTGATGAACTTACTATAAAAGTTGGTGGTGAGTTTGCACGACCTCAATATAAAGATGAATTAAAGCTATATTTAGGATATGGTGATGATTTGGTTTATTGTGGGCTTTTTAGAGTTCAAACTACTACACGAAATGATAACAATATACTTACAATAAGTGCTACTGGTGTAAATTTTAGCAGCATATTAAAAGAAAAAAGAGATATTACCTATGAAAAAATATCTATAAAAGATATATGCCAACAAATAGCTAGTAGAAACAATCTTAAAGTAAAAAGTGATTTTGATGATGTATCTATTCTTTCAATAGCACAAAGTAATGAAAGTGATTTACACTTTTTAAATAGATTGGCTAAAAATTACAATGCAATTTTCAATATTAAAAATGATACTTTAATATTTACCCATAAAATTAAAGATGATAAAAAGAACAAAGATTTACCATCTTATACAATTAGTGCCAATGAAGTAAGCACACTATCAATAAAACATTCAAATAAAACACTTTATAAATCTTGTAAAAGCATTTGGCACGATACTAAAGAAAATAAGACTAAAGAAATTGTAGTTGGTGTTGGTGAACCAGTTTTAATAAACAAAGGTAATTTCAAAAATGAAGCTGAAGCAAAATCAAAAGCACAAGCGAAACTAGAACGAGCCGTGCAAGGATTGATTAGTGGTAGTTTATCTATGGCTGGTGAAGTTATATTTGCTGGTGGCACATTAAACCTAGTAGATACACTTGAAGATGATGGTGAATATCGTATTAAATCAGTAAATCATAGTTTTACATCTGGTGGTTGGACAACAAATTTAGAATTTGAGAGGTAATTGAATTGAAGCGAGTGTCTATATTCTTGCACTGGGTATAGGCATTCACTCCAGTGCAAATAAAAAAATAAAAGGGGTCAAATATGGCATATAAAGATTTACAACCACAAAAAGTGGTGTTGTCTGAAATGAGCTTGACGCAAAATAAGCTTACATTAATCACAAATTTGATTAATAACTCACAAGCTTTAGCACAAAAGCATAATGCTTTAACAGATGAAGTAGAAGCAACTTTTACACAGCTAAAAGAGTTCGTTGATGCTTCTCAATTAGCGGATGATGTTGACATTGATAAAATCAATGAAACATTAACAGCAGTTAATAGTCTTTTAAGTGAAGCTGGAGCTGGGGCAAATATCTTAGCTGGTAT